CCGCCACGCACGCCCGCGATGTCAGGCATGTTGGGGAGTGCGAGCACGCCGTAGGCCTGGAGCTGTTGGCGCTTCTTCTGATCGCGCTCGAGTGGTTTGGCGACGCCCGACTTGTGATCGATCAGGTAGAGGTCGTTGTCGCGCGTGAGCGCACCGAGATCGAGCTTGCCGCGGAAGAACACGTTCTCGGCGAAGAAGCCCGCAGGCTCGTACGTGTCGGTGATGCCCCAGTCGGCTTCGACGAACACCTTCGTCACGCCCTGTGTCTTGCAGAAACGATCGAAGCGCACGAGGAACTCATCCATGCACTCGTTGAGCATGTGAAGCGATTCGACTTCCGACGACGTCAACGGTGTCTTGTCGACCGCGACCTTTCGCGCTTCATCAGCAGGCTTGCCCAAGACACGATGCTCGAGCACGGCGTGCGCGACGATCCCGACCTTGGTATCGGAGGGCGCGGCACTCGCGGCTGTCTTGGCGACATGCTTGTGTCCGAACTGCGCCGGGCAGGACTCGGACGTCTCCATCTTGGAGAAGGACCAGGGGGCGTACTTGCGCGCGAGTGCAGAGATCTCGTAAGCGGCCACATCCACCCCTGTTCTGTTGAGAAAAAAAAGCGCCGTCTTTCCGGCTGTCAGTTGTCTCTCCAACCGTCACGAATGTTTCTGGCGGCGACCAATTGCCTTGTTCCGTACGGGCGCGACCCGCATCAACTATCCAGAGGCTCTTCGTTTCCTTGGTCTCGTTGCCCTACATGGGCTTGTTCGACGAACGCGCCGACGATCCCTTCGTCGGCTTGGCCGGCTCGACCACCGGGCTCAGATCCGGCTCGACGCCCTCGTTGCCTGCGAGGCCCGCTTCGAGAGCGCCGGCAGCGAACTGACCCTCGGCCTCGACGGCCGCCTGCGGCGCACGCTGTGGACGCGCATACCAGTCCGCGAGGAACAGCTTGCGCCCCGCGACGTACATCCCGTAGAGCGCCTCGGCGAGGCGCATCACGTGCTCCGGGTTGTCCTTGCCCGTCGGCTCGACCTTGTAGATGTAGTAGAGGCCGAGGTCGCCGGTCTTCTTCTCGGTGTTGAGCATGTAGCTCTGGCGCCAGACGGCCGTCTGCTGACCCGCGAGCGAGAGCAGTGCCGAGCCTGCCTTGCGGGACGTCTTGCCGAACTGCGCCATGTAGACGGCCGGGTTCGCGAGATCCGTCGACATCACGATCGCCACGATGTTGTTCTGGCAGTCCGTTCGCTGCTGATCGCCGCGCCCGCTGTTCTGCTTGCCGAAGGGCAGGTGCGGGCACTTGAGGCACTCACCGAACGGCGAGCCGAGCTTGGCATCCGGCGCCTGGCACGCCGGGTTCTTCCCGTTCTGCGGGAAGTTGATGTTCTCCTCGAAGAAGTAGAGCGGGATGACCGGGCACGGACGCTCGAGCAGCTGCCCCGCCGAGGTGTAGAGGTCGCCGTTCTTGGCGGCCTCCGGCTTGGCCTCGGACTGCGAGGTCGGCTGCACGATGCTGATGCGTGGCACCTTCCACGCCGAGACCATCTCCTCCATGCCGGGCTTGTTGGGCGAGGCGAGTGCCGCCAGGATGCGGACCGCCTGACGCGCCACGTCGGGCAGCGTGGTGTCGTCGGCCAGCGCACTCAGTGCATCGCGGCGCTTGATGACCATCGCCTCCAGCTCGGCGGGGTCCTGCGCGGCCGCGAGAGCCCCCATGGAAGGCTTGGTGACCAGCGCCTTGGCGGGGATGATCTGGGTGGAGTTGTCAGAGGTTCCGTTGGTGGGTTCGGTCATGTCATGTCCTTTTGGAATGCGAGAAAGGGGAAGTCACTCTAGTGATTTCGATGTTTGTTTGGCAAGCATCGCGTGTCGAAATTCGTCGCACTATTCCTGGGGTGCGAAGCAAACGCGCACCCTACAGCCTCTGGTGTGGTCATCGAGATCGGCACCCAACAGGTAGCGTCCGATCGTGGAACTATTTGATCACACGTGTTTCGCTTGGTAGGTTGTCCTTCAACATGGTGATCCCACAGGCTCGGACCGCTTCGACGTACTACGCGGAAGTTGCGCGAATGCCGTTGGTGGACGATCCCGCCGAGGAGCGCCGCCTGTTGCAACGCTGGCAACAACGCAAGGATGTCAAGGCACGCAACGCCATCGTGCAGACGCATCTCCGATTCGTCGTGAAGCTGGCCCACAAACGCAGCAAAGACCCCGAGGCGGTCAAGGACTTCATCGCCGCCGGGAACCTCGGGCTTCTCAAGGCCACCGACAAGTTCGACTGGGCGCGCAAGCCGTACATCCGCTTCCTGACGTACGCCGGCTGGTGGGTCTACGAGGAGATGTCGAACCAGGACTACACGACCGCCACGCTCGTACATGTCCCCGCGCACCGCCAGAAGGCTCAGCGCCGCAACGCCCGTGAGTACCGTGCGGCCGTCCAAGAGCACGGTCCCGACAACGCGAGCGTGCGCGCCATGAACCCCGGACTCTCCGAGAGCATCGTGATGCCGCTCGAGGCCGCGCGCTATACGCCAGACGTTGCGGATTCCGAACCCACGTCCACGTACGGGTCGGATCGCCTTCGCGCTCTCGTGCGTGAAGGCATCAGCCGCCTGCCCACGCGAGAGCAGACGGTGCTCAACCTCTTCTACGGCGTCAAAGACGACCCGCGAAACCTGGTCCAGATCGCATCCATCATGGGCATGTGCCCCGAGCGCGTTCGTCAGATCAAGCTCAGCGGGATGCAGCTCTTGCACAACGAGCTGAAGCAGCGGGTCGGTCTGTCGACCGAGGACGCGTACCTCTAGCTCAGAACCCCAGGTACTTCAGCTCGTCGTAGCCGATGGTGAACTTCTTGATGTAGGCCGTGCCGTCCGGCGCATACGCCGTGATGTCCTTCAGGTTGCGGTTGATGGCGTCGAGCTTCTCGACCTCCGCCTTCTCTGCGTCGATGTAGTCCTGCTCGGTCAGCAGGAAGTTGATGACGCCGGCACCGACAGTCACCTCTTCCTGCGAACCGCCACCGCTCGAGCGCGCGTTGGACGTGTAGGACTGAGACTCGACACCGCGCTTCTGCTGCGCTCGCATCTGGTTCTGGATGTCCAGCAGGACGGCGTCTGTGACCTTGTGCTCGTCACGCATCTTCTTGATGCGGAGACCACGCTCTTCGATCTTGTTGCGGATCTCCATGGCCTTCTTGGTAGACGCTGTGACGATCTCAGCCGTGGTCTTCTCGAACGTGAAGTTGAACATGTGGTCGATCCTTTTTGGAATCATTGCCGTTCCTATGGTTTGGTCTCACGCACTGATGCAGCGATAGTCTCGTCGCACAGCGTTTGGATGTTGGTGAGGGTGTCGGGCCCTGGCTCAACTTCGAGCGTCTTGAAGATCGTCAACTGTCCTGCCTTGTTCAAGGCGAGACCCGAGATCGACGTACCCATGAGATCAACGTGGAGTGCCGCGGAGACCGTCTTCTTGGACGTACGCGCAAGCACTCGCATCATCGTGAACTCGATTGCAGAGAATCTCCAACCGTCAGGATGCATCTGCATGAGCGTCCACATCAAGTTGATGGGATCGATCGGAGCTTGCCCGACTAGGGACATGATCGCTTCGGGGGTACAGATGCCAAGCTTCTTCAGCTTGGCGAGGTTCTTGAGAACCGAAGGAGTAGGACGCTCGCTCAGACGAAACTCGAGATCGACAGGCAGCGATAGGTCGAACACCTCATCGGTGTCATACGCGGCCAGGGCTTCGAGCGTCAGCTTGCTCACAACGCCCGCGCCTTCTTGATCAGCCCTCGGATGGACGCCTTCAGTGCAGGGTCTTTTCCGAAACGGTCCATGACCAGCAGGGCTACCGTGGCCACTTCAAGCAATAAGAACCCGACGGCACGCACGCGTGCCGACGTTACCATGCGCATGGAGTTACTCCTCAGCGTGCGCAATGACGCGCGCGCGATCGATGTTGCGCAGCGACAGCGAGCGGAGGGTCCGCCCCTCCAAGATCTCGCCCACGGCGTAGTAGAACTCCGCGGCGACGTCCGCCACGGTCTTGCTGGGGTCGTTCTGCACGGCGAACCAGACGGCGCGAATGTCGCGCAGGCGTCCCGCCACGTCGTTGGCGACACGCGCACTGACACCACTACGACTTCCGCGCTTTCGGCTCATGCCTTTGGCTCGAACGGTTTGGTCCCGCACTGCGGACACGTTGGCACGTTGACGTTTGTCAGCAACGGACGAGCGCAGGACGGGCATGTTGGCTGGGCCTTCTCGGACGCGGTCTTGGTTGCTTCCGTCTCGACATCAACACCGAATTTCTCCATGCCGCTACTCTAGCGCAGGGAGACCTTCTTGCTGGTACCGATTCGGTTGCCGCGGAGCACCGAGTACTCCGCGGGGGCGCCGTCAGCGTTCAGGAACTTCTCGGCCTTGTTGACTGAGTCGAACTCGTGAACCTGGCCGACGACCACGTAGACCTTGCGCGAAACGCGCGACTTCTTGTCGTCAGCGTCATCGGCAGCGCTGTCCGCGACGACATCCGCCTTCTTGTCATCCGGCTTGGCGTCCGTCGGCTTGGCATCAGCCGCCTTGGCGTCCGTGGCCTTCTTGTCGTCCGGCTTTGCAGCGTTGGAGGTGGCGGCGGCCGCAGCCTGAACGCCAAGGGGCTTGCTCTGATTCGGGTGTGCTTGCGTCATAAACATGACGTAGCACGCACGCGAATCGTACGTCTACTATTTGCCGCGACAATGCCTCCACATCGAGCACCACTTCTCGCCGCACCACCAGTTGGAGGGATCGGTCATCGGAAAGTGCCCCAGCGCGATCGACTGGGCGACGCCGACGACGACCGCCTCGGCGTGCTTGACCATCTTGTCGGAGATCACGCCGGTGAGCTTCTCGTAGCGGGGCCGGGGGACCTTCGCGCGCCCCTTCACGACCATGTCGACCTGAACATCGGGCACGTGCTCGACGCCCGCGTAGATCGCGAACTGCAGGTCGTTCTGAAGATCGCTCTCGGACCACTTGTCAGTGACGACCTTGAGGTCGTGAACGCGCTTGGGCTTCGTGGGCTGCTTGGACCCGAGGGCTTCACGGATGTCCTGGTACTCCTGCTCGGTATGCGACTGCACCTGGATGCTGTCGATGCGCCCGAGCACCGGAAGCCGGACCTTGCCGTCTGCGCCACGGAACACTGCATGGAAGGTCTTCTCGACCTCGATGGGCGTCGCGTCGACAGCGGCCTCGTCATAGTAGGCGTTCGTGCACTTCACGCCGGTGTCCTTGACGGACCCCTCGTCCTCACCCTCCCAGTCCTCGATCAGCTTCTTCGTTTCGTTGAACGAGTCCGAGTAGGCGTCCGTCGCCATCTCGCGCGACGGTAGGGTGCCGGTCTCGAGCCGGCCCTTGAGCACCTTCTCGACCGCGTTGTGCACCTGGATGCCCTGGAACATCCGCGCGACGGTGCGGCGAGGCTTGTGCTCGAGGTACGCGAGCTGCCACGACTTGGGGCACTTGAGGAACATGCCGACCTGGGAAGGCGACAAGTATCCGCGAGGCAGGATGTCGACCAGCTCGGGTTCGACATCGGCAGGCACTTCGACCGCGGGGTCGAGAAACGCTTCGACCTCTTCCATTCCTGTAGTCATCGCTTTCCTCCTGGGAAGTCAAAGGACTCCCCTTCCATGAGTTGACGTTCGGGTGTTGGGAACTTGCCCGGGTTGGTTGCGGCTGCTTTGGCCGAGGCGCGCAGGATTGCGTCCATGTCGACGGGCGCCTGACCACCATCGACGACGGCGAGCGCAGGCGGAGCGGCCGATGAGGGCGCAGGGTCGCTCGTCGCTGCAGCACCAGGAGCTTCAGGAATCGACGGCGTCAAGGGCACATCTTCACGTGTGACCTCGACGGACACAACGGCGTGGCCTTTGGCGTACTTGATGTCGCCATCCATCGCGATGATGCCCTGCTGGGCCAAGTCCTGTTTGATCAGGCGTGTGATGTCGGATGCCTCGTACGTAACTACAATCTTCATTTGGCCCTCTCAGGTAGTATGGGCAAGGCATACGCCTTGATGACCGGACGATCCACCTTCTTGGGATGAACGCATCCCAGTTGAAAGGGCTCTATCCCCTTCGCAAGACATGTGATGTTCTTCGGACAGAGTGCACATTCAATCTTGTTCGTGAGCATCGAATCGACATCGATTTTATGATCGAGCAAATGGGCGACCGCTAGCTCAAGCGTTCCCTGCCCGATCATTCTGTAGACGGTGACTTTGTCGTTCTGTCCAATCCGATAGTTTCGGTCCAAGCACTGCGAGTACGAATTCAGTGAATACGGCAACGAGCTGTAGATCATGTACGTCGCCGAGTTCAACGTGATGCCGAGACCTGTGGTGACTTGGCCGATGTAGACACGGACACCGGGGTCGTCGTTGAAGGCGTCGACAGACGTCATCGGGTCTCGCGTTCCACCGTCGACGCGTACGTACCCGATCTCCTCGGCGTTCAACCGTTCCTCGATCAGGTCCATCTCGATGTGAAACGCGCACCAGATGATCACCTTGTGCGTGGGTGTTTCGAGGATCCCGTCAAGCAGCTCCATGATGGCTTCGAGCTTGGGATGCTCGTCGAACGTGATGGTCGTAGAGGGCCAGGGCGTCTGATCAACCAGACACCGCGGTGTGTGTGGTTGGATCTGCCGTGCGACACAGGCGTCGCGGTGTTCACACGGCAAGCCCCCTCGAGCCGAATCGCAGTAGAAGGGGTCCTTTTCGCTCTTGATGAGGAAGCCCGACGTGATCTGCAGAAGCTTCATCAACGCCGCAGCACGGTGCGGCATCTCGATGGCAGAGAGTTGGTGTGGAAGGATGGGCTTCGCGCCAATCTCACCCGACCGAATCTGGATCCCTAGCTTACCCAGCACCTCCGGGTCGATGCCCATGTCGATGACGATCTTGTCGTATGCGACAGTCTGGGCGCGGGTAAGTGAGTACTCTACGTCCACAAACGAGCGTGCCGGCAAGTCCAAGCACTGCTCTTTGGTACGACGGATCGACAAGAAGGTCGTGCGGGCATTGATGACGTCGAGATTCTTGTAACCAACCACGATGGGAGAGTTGGCACCTCGTGTGACCACGAACGTCTTTTTGTACTTCCAGTACGTCTCGGGCATGAAGCAATCGCCCAGGATCTTGTAGGGGCCGTACAGGTCGAGCGGATTCCCCTCGGTGGGGGAGCCCGTCATGAGGATGCGGCGCATCGCCTTCTGGGCGATCTCGTGCGTCGTCTTGGTGCGTTCGGACTGCCAGGTCTTCACGCCGTGGCTTTCATCGCAGACCAGAATGCTGTAAGGCAGCCGTTCTACGAGCAAATCCACTAAACTTCTCGCAGTGTCGTACGTCGAAAGAACCATGTCGGTGCCCTCGGCAGCCGCGAGTTCGATGATTTCGCGCTTCTGCTTGGGCGTTCCGACGAGCGCGCGCCACGTGAGCTGGCGGCCCGAGTGAAGGTCGATCTGACGCCCCCAGTTTCGGACGGTCACGCGTGGCCCGAGTACCAGGGCCGTGGCGCGGTTGCCGGTGTGGCGCAACAAGCGCAGGAGATCGATGGCGATCTTCGACTTGCCGAGGCCGGGATCGTAGAACAACGCCGCCCGCATGTTGTAGAACACGTGGCAGAGTCCTTCGACCTGATGCTGGTATGGCTCCGTGATGTACTTGAAGTCCGCTGGCAGTCGTTGCGCCTGCAAGCGCAGACGTACGTCCTCGAGGTCATCGATATGGCGTTGAGCGACCTCCGAGATCACGACATCGACATCCGACGCCACCGCACGGAAATCCGCGAGCACCTTGTCCGACGCCGGGAAGAATGCCGGGTACATCCACAAGGCCCGCGAAGCGTCCCACGTAGCCCCGAAGACGCGACTGTACGTAGCGTTCTGCCCGTGGACCAGAAACACGGGCGTGCCGTTGCCTGCACGTCCAACACGGATCTCCATTTGGGGTCGACCCATAGGGCGTCCGCCTTTCTATCATGTGATGATTGCGGGGTAAACCATGGCCACTGATGGAATGTTCGACCCGGGTATCTCCGACCTGTCGACACAAAACACGTCGTCGCACGGAAGTCCGCTGTTCGACTTCCTCACCGCGTTCGCGCCCAGGAAGCTCAAGGACCTCTTCCGGTTGTGCGAGTACCTCTACTTCAACAGCGCGCAGATCTACGCCGCGCTGCAGAAGTTCTGCACGTACCCGGTCACCGACATCATCTACGAGACGCAGAACGAAGCGCTCAAGAGCTACTACGAAGACCTGCACGACAAGACGCTCAAGACGAAGCGCGTCCTGATCCGAGCGGCCGTCGACAAGTTCGTTTATGGCAACGCGTTCTTCTCGATGTACGCGCCGTTCGTGCGCTTCTTGAAGTGCCCACGCTGCCAGACGCTGACGAACATCCACCAGGTCACCTACAAGTTCAACCTGAAGAAGCTCGCCTTCAACTACACGTGCAAGGGATGCACCGTGAAGGTGGACGTCGGTGAGAAGGACGTCATCGATCGCAAGATCACACGCAAGGACCGAATCTCGGTGATCCGCTGGGACCCGAAGTTGATGGACATCGACTACAACCCCATCACCGGGCACAGCGAGTACTACTACACGATCCCCAAGGAGATTAAGGAGCGCTGCGCCAAGGGGAACAAGCACCTCATCGACACGATGCCGATGGAGTTCTTGAAGACGATCCGCTCGGACAAGATCTTCAAGTTCGCCGAGGGTCAAGTCTTTCACATGCGGATGGACGCGCCTGCGGGCATCGAGGCCCAGTGGGGCTTCCCTCCGCTCGCGTCGACGATCAAGCTGTTCTTCTACGCCGCGGTGCTCCGCAAGGCGAACGAAGCGATCGCCCTCGACTACATCGTCCCCCTGCGCATCATCTCGCCGAAGCAATCGTCAGCGAATGCCGACCCAATGACCACCATCTCGTTGGCCAAGTGGTCCGACGAGATGAAAACCAGCGTCAAGAAGTGGCGGCGGGATCCCCTCCACATCATGTGGTCGCCGATCCCTGCTGAGGTCACGCACCTTGGCGGTCAGGCGCGCGCGCTCATGACGCTCGGCGAGGTCCAGGCCGCCGAGGACAACATCATCGCAGCGATGGGTCTGCCCAAGGAGTTCATCTACGGCGGCTTCTCCGCGATGGGCTCAGGCATCCAGCTCCGCGTGCTCGAGAACCAGCTCGTCCATCAGACGGGCGACCTCAACGACCTCTTGCAATGGGTCACGGACAAGTCGGCCAAGCAGCTGGGACGCGGCACGGTGACGTGTTCACTCGCGCCGTTCCGCTTCATCGACGACGTGCAACAGAAGGCACTGCTCCTACAACTCAACGGCGCGGACCCTTCGACCGGACCTTGGATCTCCAAGCGGACGATGGGCGAGGCGTTCGACATCGACCCGTCGGACGAGCGCAAGTGGCGCATGCAGGAAGCGATCGACGATGCGCGTACCGCACAAGAGCTGCAGGTCGAGATGCAGAAGCGCCAGAACAACTTGGGTTCGCAGGCGCGCGCGCAAGCTCAGATGGGGCAGCAGGGCCTGTCCTACGATCAGCAAGCCGTGATCGCACAGGCAGACCAGGTGATCCAGCAGCTGATGGGGCTGGACCCGGGGAGTCGGCAATCGCAGATGCACGCGCTGCAGACCGAGGACATGGTGATGTACGCGGTCGTCAAGGAGCGCATGCACGACCAGACCACGCAACAGAACCAACAGGCGATCGCGGCCGCGCGTCAGGGTGGTGGCGATCCTTCCGGTGGTGGCGCACCTCCGGCGGCTCCAGGTATGTAAGATAAACCCATGCCGCAAGACTCAGAAGACTTCGCCGACGTCATCGAAAAGGCCCAGAAGGTCAGCAATGACCTGGGCAGCTTGTTCGGTGCGCAGAACGGGCCGGGGCGTGTCGCCTTCGAACAACGCGGCAACCGCGTTGGTCCTGAGATGGACTTCGAAGCGCACTCCGAGGTCTTCGCGCTGCCCGCCGACAAGGACGGCTACGAAGACGTCATGAACCAGGTGCTTCGCGGCGAGGCCGTGATGCGCTACGAAGACCGCACATTCTCCAAGGAAGGCGACTTCATGGTGGCTCTGGTCTACCTGACACCGCGCGCACGTCCGGCTGTGGTGAACAACCAAGACGCCGGCGACGCTGAACCTGCTGAACGACCGCGACGGCTGCCCTAACGGAACCTTGTACCAAAATGCTGCCAAATCTACGACCCATCCTCGAGGACGCGGCCACGCGTCGCGAGATGATCCGCAAGAAGGTCGTTGAAGGCCTCGAGCAATCGTTCCCGCTCAAGGCCGGCAAGCACACGATCGAGGTGTCGAACGTGCGCGTCGACCCGCAGGACTACTCGTCCCATGATCAAAAGCGTGCGGTGCTCGAGGGCAAGACCTTGTCAGAGCGGGTGCGTGGCGACGTCACCGTCAAGGACGCTGCAGGTGGTGTGGTCGATCACGCCAAGGACTTCACCCTGCTGCAGTTGCCGTACTTCACGCCACGGCACACCTTCATCCTCGACGGCACGGAGTACTCCGTCTCGAACCAGCTGAGGACGAAGCCAGGTGCGTACGTGCGCCGCCGTGGCAATGACGAGCTGGAGGCGACGTTCAACCTGTCGAAGGGCGCGAACTTCCGCGTGTCGATGGAGCCCGAGAAGGGCCTCCTCTACATGCAGCCATCACACACGACCACGAAGATCCCGCTGCATCCGGTCCTCCGTGCGCTTGGGATGCCTCACCAGGATATCGCGGCGAGCTGGGGGCCCGAGATCGCGAGCATGAATCGTGACGCTTGGAAGAACCCCGACAAGCACGTCAGCAAGCTCTACGAGACGCTCGTACATCCGGCCAAGCAGACTGCGACCACGACGGAAGAGAAGTCTCGCGTGCTACGCGAGTACTTCGACCAGACGTCGATGGATCCCGAGGTCACGACGCACACGCTGGGCTACCCATACGACAAGGCGTCGGCATCCGCGATCCTGGCTGCTTCCAAGAAGCTGCTCGATGTCCACAAGGCCGCTGCCGATGTCGACGATCGAGACTCGTTGGCGTTCAAGACGTTTCACTCGGCGGACGACTTCATCAAAGAACGTGTGCAGCTCGAGGCGCGTGCGATGCGCGCGAAGCTCGGTTGGAAGCTCGACGCGAATCACGGGAACCTGAAGAAGGCGCTGCCTGCTGGTCCGTTCACGCGTTCAATGCACGGGCTTCTGGTTGGATCGTCGCTCTCCGCAGTCCCGATGCAGATCAACCCGATGGAGCTGCTCGACGAAGCATCCCGCGTCACGATGCTCGGTGAGGGTGCGATCGCGTCGGAGCGTGCCATCCCGCTCGAAGCTCGGGATGTCCATCCGACACACTTCGGGATTCTTGACCCCGCACGCACACCCGAGAGCTTCAAGGTGGGTGTCGACCTTCGGGCCACGATCGGGGCTCGGCGCGACGACAAGGGCAACCTCTACGCTCCGGTCTACGACGTTGCCGCGAAGAAGTCGACGTACCTCAAGGCGGGCGACATGGCGAAGTCGATCATCGCGTTCCCTGGTGAAAACCTGGGGCCGGGGAAGATCGTCGATGCGATGGCGCACGGTGTCGTGTCGCGCGTGTCGTCGGACCGTGTGACCCACCAGCTGGAACATGTCGCAGACCAGTATGGCCCGACGTCGAACCTTCTGCCGTTGCTCTACGGCATCCAGGCGAACCGCGTGCTCATGGCGAGCAAACATCAAGGTCAAGCGCTACCGCTGACGCACCGTGAGGCGCCGCTCGTCCAGGTGGCATCGTGGAAGCCAGGAACGTCGGTCGAACGGGAGATGGTCAAGCTGATCGTTCCGACGGCACGACAAGCAGGCACGATCACGAAGATCGACGATGACTGGATCCACATCGAGCCGGACGCAAAGACCGCGGCTGTCACGACGAAGCTCCACTACGACACCAACCTTCCGCTCGCCGCCAAGACGATGCTGCACAACACGCTGACCGTGAAGGTCGGCGATCGCGTCGAGAAGGATCAGCTCCTCGCGGACTCGAACTTCACCAAGGACGGTACGCTCGCGCTTGGAACGAACCTCCGCGTGGCGTACATGCCCTACCGTGGCCTCAACACCAACGACGGCATCGTCGTCTCGCAGGGTGCGGCGGACAAGTTGACGAGCGAGCATATGTACCAGCACGCGCTCTCACGCGAGGGTGACGTGCAGCTCGGACGCGAGAAGCACCGGACCTACTTCGGCAGTCGCTACACCAAGGACCAGTACGACAAGCTCGACGAAGACGGCGTCGTCAAGCCAGGCGTTACCCTCCACAAAGGGGACCTGATCGCTGCGGGCATCCGTGAGAACAAGGTGACGGGTGACGCGCTCCTGCTTGGCAAGCTCTCCAAGTCGCTGGTCAAGCCCTACGAGGAAGTGGTCGAGACCTGGACGCACGATCGACCGGGCACTGTCGTCGACGTTGCGAAGACGGCCCGTCAGGCCGCGGCATCGATCCGCACACAAGAGACGCTGCAGATCGGCGACAAACTGTGCAACCGCTTCGGCAACAAAGGCGTGATCGCGAAGATCGTGCCCGACCATCAGATGATCCAGGACGCGCAGGGGCGTCCTGTCGATCTTCTCTTCACGTCAGCCGGCATCGTTTCGCGCATCAACCCGGCACAAGTCATCGAGACCGCGCTCGGCAAGGTCGCCGAGAAGACGGGCAAGCCGATCGTCATTCCGCAGTACACGCCAGGCCGTGACAACGTCGCCTTCGCCAAGAAGTTGCTCGAGGAGCACGGCCTCTCTGACAAGGAGACGGTCCTCGACCCCGTCACGGGCAAGAAGGTTCCCAACGTGCTGGTCGGCAAGAGCTACATCCTGAAGCTCTTCAAGACGACCGATTCCAACTGGGCAGCGCACGGCGCCGAGAAGTACGACTACAACCAACAACCCGCACGCGGTGGCGACGAGGGTGCCAAGGGTATCGGCAAGATGGAATTCGACGGGCTCGTCGCGCACAACGCGCGTAACGTGCTGCGTGAAGCCGCGTCCATCAAGAGCCAGCGCAACGACGAGTTCTGGCGTGCAATCCAACTCGGGTTGCCGACGCCGTCGCCCAAGACACCGTTCGCCTACGACAAGCTGCAGAGCATGCTCACGGGCGCTGGCGTCAAGGTGACGAAGACGGGGTCGCGGTTGGCTCTCGGCCCGCTCACGGATGCGGACGTCAAGTCGATGTCCTCGGGCGTGCTCAAGGACCCGAGCAAGCTGATCCGTGCGAAGGACCTGCGCCCCGAGACCGACGGTCTGTTCGATCCAGGGATCACTGGCGGCATGTCGGGCACCAAGTGGTCGCACGTTGACCTGCACGAACCGATCGTCAACCCTGTGTTCGAAGAGCCAGTGCGTCGACTTCTCGGGCTGACCCAGAAGGAGTTCACCGAGCACGTCGGCAAGGGTGGTCACTGGTTCAAGACCGCGCTCGGCGAGATCAACATCGACGACAAGCTGAAAGACCTGCTCGCGCAGTCGAAGAAGGCACGTGGGCCAGTGCTCGACGGTGTGGTGAAGCAGATCAAGTACCTCGAGGCGTTGAAGGACCGTGACCTCAAGCCCGAAGACGCCTACGTCATCTCGAAGGTGCCGGTGACACCGCCTGTGATTCGGCCAATCCTGCCGCTCAAGGATGGGCGTCTTCAGGTCAGCGACGCGAACCTGCTCTACAAGGACGCCTTCCTCGCAAACGATCAGCTCAAGACGTCCGCGAAGTCGTTGCCATCGTCCGAGCTGCCAGGTCCACGGCGGCACCTGTACGATGCGGTGAGCGCGCTCTACGGCGTCGGCGACCCTGTGAGCCCTGGTGCGGAGAAGCGTGGCGCCAAGGGCTACCTCGCGGCGATCACGGGAACCCGTCCAGGGAGCGGGTTCTTCCAGTCCCGCCTGATGAAGCGACAGCAGGATGTGAGTGGACGCGCGACGATCGCGCCCGACCCGACGCTCTCGATGGACGAGATCGGCGTGCCTGAAGGCATGCTCTGGGGCATGTATAGCAAGTTTGTCATCGGGCGTTTGGTCCGACGCGGCTATACAGCAACCGATGCACAGAAGATGGTGGATGACCGCACGCCAACTGCGCGCGAAGAGCTGGTCAACGAATCACGTGAACGCCCAGTCATGGTGAATCGGGCACCGTCACTCCACCGTTTCAACATCGTGGGCGCGTACCCCAAGATTGTTGAGGGCAAGACTCTCAAGCTCAACCCGTTCGCCGAGAAGGGCATGAATGCGGACTACGACGGCGACGCGCTTCAGATCCACGCGCCTGTGACGCCTGGGGGTGTCGAAGACGTCAAGAGGATGACGCTCTCGCACATGATCTTCGCGGACAAGCGTCCAGGCGTTCTGAACATCGCGCCAGACATGGAAGCTGTGCTGGGCTTGCACCGTGCAACGCAGGCGGCCAGCAGCTCGAAGACCAAGCACTTCGAGTCTCAAGAGGAGGCGATGGCGGCCTACCATCGCGGGGACATCGCGCTCAACGATCCCATCGAAATCAAAGGGAAGCGCCTATAATACCTGTCGGTATGCCTTTCAAGTCCGAGGCCCAGCGCAGGTATCTTTTCGCGAAAGAACCTGAGGTCGCGAAGGAATTCGCGAAGGCGACGCCCAAAGGCAAGAAGCTGCCCGAGCACGTCAAGAAGTCACACGTCCGTGGCATCGCAGACGCGCTCGAGCGGTTCGGCTTCAAGCACGCTGCCGAGGAGCTGCGCCTGAAGATCCCGAGCCGTACGTTCCACGGCTACGACGCGGCGCACAAGGCCGAAGCCGATCGTGGTTCGAAGAAGGCCGAGGCTGACGGCACTGCGGACAACCTCGCTGACATGCTCAAGCAGATCGACGCGGACGTGTCTCCTGATGTACAGCTGGCCACACGTGATCCGCTCGATCGTACTACCGCGTGGGGGTCTCCTGCGAACCTCGCCGGCGGTGACACCGCGAGTCGACTCAGCGACATGGGACAGAACACCAGCTTCGGAGGCGTCTGATGCTTGACCGTTACGTGAACCAAGGCCGTCGTGATGCGATGGCGCGTTTCAAGATCGGCATGGGACTAGGCCCCGCAGGGGCGCCCGCGTCACACATCGAGCTGGGCGGAGCAGGTCCAGGAAGTCCCATGGCGGCGGCACCAGCGGCCGCTGGTGGCGGTTTCATGGACAAAGCCAAGAGCTTTGGACAGGGACAGATGGGCGCGGCGAAGGCCCTCTTCGGCAACCTGCGCCAGGGCCTCGGCGGAGCCCCCGATGCTGCTGCTGGCGCCCTCGCGCGACAAGGCGCCATCGGCAATCTCAAGACGCTCGCACCTTCACTCCTCGCGGGCGGTGGGCTCTACCTGATGCACAAGCACAAGCAGGACCAGGAACAGGCCCGGCAACGCGCGATGATGGGCGGCGGCTACCCGCCGATGTGACATGGCAACCACGCTCGGTCAGCACCTCGTTGATTCCATCCTTCCATTGAAGTGGCAGGGGAAGGGCGTGCTCACCAAGGGCGTGCTGAACAACGTGCTTCTGGGCGTGGCCAAGGAAGACGTGAGCAAGTACCCCGACGTCGTGACCAAGCTCAAGCGGCTCGGAGACGAGGTCGCAACGCTCGACGGCATCTCCGTCGGCCTCGATGACATCGCGCCGCGCATCTCCGAGCGCGATGCTGCGTTGAAGCCGCACGTCGAAGCCTTTCGGAAGGCGACGACCAACACGGACAAGGTCAAGGCGCTCGTGGGCGGACAGAACGCGATGCTCACGCTCGCACGCAACCACCCAGGCACGATGGGAGAGATGGTGCGCGCGGGCGGTCGTGGCAATGCAGCACAGCTCATGCGTACCGTGGGTGCTCCCGTATTCGCCGAGGACTCCAAGGGCAAGGTCATCCCGTGGCTCGTCGACAAGAGCTTCTCCGAAGGGCTCAAGCCCGCGGACGCGTGGATCATGGGTGGGCAGGCGCGCGTCAACGCGGTGGTCTCGAACATCTCAGTGGTCGAGCCTGGAGACCTCGCCAAGATCCTCGTCAACAACATGGGCGACCAGCTCGTGACGACGGTGGACTGCGGCACCAAGAACGGCATCGCGATGTTGCCGACAGATGCGCATCTCATCGACCGCTACCAAGCCGGTACGAACAAACTGATCACCCCGCAGTACGCAGCGCATCTGGCCAAAGAGGGCAAGGAGGTCATCGTCCGTTCGCCGATGACCTGCGAAGCTGCGCATGGCGTCTGCCAGCATTGCCAAGGCCTGTCGTCTTCGGGAGGCATGCATTCGATCGGAACGAACGTCGGCGTGCGTGCAGCGCAAGCGCTCGCTGAGCCCCTCACACAGTTTGCGCTCAATGCCAAGCACGGCGGCCGTGTTGTCGGCGTTGATGACGAGAAGCGGCTCGAGGGCATCAAGGGCGTGCGGGCGCTGCTCGAGATCCCAACGTCGTTCGCGCACAAGGCCGTGTTGGCTGACCGTGACGGCTCCATCACGAAGGTCGACAAGGCGCCGCAGGGTGGGCACTACGTCTTCGTGGGCGACGGCAGCCACTACGTGCCACCTGCACACAAGGTCGTGGTCGGCGTCGGACAGTCCGTGTACGCCGGCGATTTGCTCTCTGATGGTGTGCCCAAGCCCGACGAGATCGTTCAACACAAGGGCCTGGGCGAAGGTCGTCGCTACCTCGTCGATGCGCTCTCCGACGTATACAAGCGCGCGGGTTCTGAGGTCGACAAACGCCACCTCGAGACGCTCGCCAAGAGCGTGCTCAACCACGTTCAGATCGTGGACCCGGGACCTGATGACGCCTTCATCAAAGGGGACGTCGTAGACTACAATCGGTTCCATGCGTCCCTGGCTGCCGCCAAGAAACGTCTCCCGACAGCCGATGCGATCGGTGAGACTCTCGCGGACGGCATCCTCCACCACACGGCAGGTACTGTCGTGACGCAACCCATCGCGGACCAGCTTGTTCGTCATGGCGTGACGTCCGTGATGACGTCCAGCCAAGGGCCGCGCGCGTTGCCGTTCATGCGTCCTGCGTCCCGTACACCTCTCCTCAACCCGGACTGGATGGCAAGACTCGCTCACCGATACCTCAAGGAGTCATTGCTGACGGGTATCCATCGTGGCGATGTCTCTAACCTACACGGAGCGTCACCTGTTCCTGCGTACGTTGCGGGTACAGAGTTCGGCCTTGGTGAAGAGGGGCAGTACTAATGATCGTTCGTGCACATGCAAAGGGTATCGAAGATGCCCTGGCGCGCTTCCAAGTCAAAGATGCAGGCATCATGGAAGGCATCAAACAGACGTTCATTGGACAACCTGGCCGCGCCTTTGTAGAGGGGCCGGGTACATTCTCTCCAGGCGGAATGCTTTCCACCAAGAATGTATGGTGGCCCAGCGTCAAGGGTCAGCCCTTGAACTGGATCGGACGTGCAGGCACGATTGCAGCACCTCTCATGGCACTCTCTGCCATGCGCTCGAACCCTCACGAGGGACACCTGTCAAACGCGCTCGGCGCGCTTGGTGGAATCGCGGGGAGCGCATACGGTTTCCCCACGCTCGGCATGCTCGGCGGACCTCTCCTCGCACAAGCGGGCGCACGTGCTGGACGCGGCCTCGGCCATCTACTCGGCAGTAAACCGAAGGACCCCTATCAATGATCAACGACGCCTATAACAAGGGCCGCACCGACGCACTCGTCCGCTTCAAGCTTGCTCAAGGCATGGGCATGGGTGCAGGTGGTATGAATGTCGGTGGGGCTGGTGCCGGTGGTGCCACGTCCGGTAGTCCAGGTGCAGCGGGGATGGCAGCGCCGCTGCCTCCCGCGATGGCCGCTCCAACATCTGCTGCACCTCCCATGGCAGCAGGGGCCCCGAAGGCCCGCGCACTCGGTTAGTGCAACTGTTGGATATTTGAGAGTCTCGTCCTATCATTTCGTCAATCTCTGCACAGCTTCCCCGAGGCAAAAATGTTCAAGCATGCGTACGTCCGAGGCATCCAGACCGCGTTGGTCAACAGCGGCGCCGCCGCGTTCCCCGACGAGACCACCGCGGCCAAGGTCGCGGACTACATCGCTGACCGTGTCGACATCGATCCCCTGAAGGGCGTGTCGCGCGAGGCGACCCACAAGATCGGGACGGACCTGGTCGCTGCCTCCGACTGGATCAAGCAGCAGCCCGGCTTCAAGGCGGCGAGCTTCAACAAGCTCGCGACGTGGGAAGACGTCGCGCAGCTCGCGGATCGCAACGCAACCCAGCTGATGACGAAGGCCGCCGAGGGCTCGACCATCGAGGGTGGTGACAAGGGGAACACCCAAGCCGAGGCGCCTGCCGGCGAGACCAAGATGGACGCTTCGCAGCGTCCTCCGGGCTACGCCGAGGACAGCCGTGGCAAGACCGAGGTCGACACGCGGCCCGGCACCGTCGGCAAGGAAGAGGAGCAGCCGAACAAGCCGAAGGAGACCGACTCCAAGGACAACTCGGTGCAGGAGCACTCGCGCACCGCGTCGCTCGCAGACCTCTTCCGCAAGTCGGCCGAGGGCTCGACGATCATGGGCGGCGACAAGGGCAACAAGGAGATGTCTTCGGCCGAGGCCAAGATGGACGCCTCGCAGCGTCCTGCCGGCTACGCCGTCCTGCCGACGCAGGGCGCTCTCGGCGCGATGATGAACCTCGTCGGCGGCCCCGCGGTCGTCGGCAAGGAGACGGCGCAGCCGAACAAGCCGGGCGAGTCGCCCAGCGGTTCGAACTCGGTGACGCAGCACTCGGCCAAGGCAGCGGCCGAGGACCCGTACATCGCGCTCTTCAAGAAGGTCGCCGCCGAGGTGCACGAGTTCCTTCCGGGCAGCATCACCGAGGACGCCAAGATCGCGGCCGTCCGTGCCTGCATGGGCATGACGACCCAGGAGAAGGCGTACTACCTCCGCGGCCTGCAGAAGGAGGCGGTGGATCGCACGGCGGCCGCGCCTGCCGAGGTTCCGCCCGGCTCGCGCAGCGACCGCTACCGCGAGCACAACCCGGACGCGACGCACTCGCGGCCCGGCGCCTACGACGGTCGCTCTGGCAACCAGGGCACCAAGCAGGCCGACGACCTTCCGCCCTTCATGAAGAAGGACGAGAAGAAGGACGACGACAAGGACGACAAGAAGGATGACAAGGGCGGCATGCCCGACTTCATCCGCGAGAAGATCGAAGGCAAGAAGCACGAGGAAGGCGAGTCGAAGAAGGACGAGAAGGAAGAGCACAAGGAGGCCTCGCTCCGCGACTTCTTCCGTCGCATCGACGCGGCTCAGCGCGCGTGAGCCTTCCGCGCCACATTCGCGAGATGGGGCGACGCGTCGTCGAAGAGAAGCTAGCTGAGATCCTGAATCCGACCCTCGGCTCGCTCAAGGCGCAGAAGACGAAGCAGCTGGGCGGCCTCCCTGACGCGAATCTCCCCAAAGTCGTGTCCTTCCCAGCAGCGTAGACGAGGTCCCATATGCCGGCGATGAGCCCACGCACACAGCAACTACAGGCGGGCATGAACGCCGGTCCCGACCAAGAGACAGCCCTGTTCGAACAGGGCATGTCGGAGATGGCGTACAACCTGCTGTCGACGCGTATGCCTGACCTGATGCAGGACGTCGTCACCTTCAAGGTGCTCGATGTCGACATCGACAAGGGTTCGGGCGTGGGGTCGTTTGTGGTTCTGCGCCACAACCAACCGATCTACGTTCCGGTGGTGATGGTCGACAACGCCATCAAGCCGCTCGAGGTCTTCTATCACAAGGCCCTGAACGTCTTCCTGCCGCTCTCCAAGGGCTGGCTCGACGAGATCGACAAGAACGCACTGTCGTCGCTGGGCGCCGGCGTCAAAACGCCCGAGACGCTCTACACCGACGTCGACATCCGCAACGTCGTGGTCCCGCCGATCACGGGCCGCTTCTCGTACGCGTCGTGGGTGCCCAAGGCACTCGTCGATGTCGCACGCGTGATGACCGTGGAGACGCTCGAGAAGGTCGCGAGCGAAGCGGCACTCATGCTCCCCGCGCTGCTCACTGCGGCACCGAACACGATGAAGGCAGCCTACGTTCGACTGCTCGAGCGGAACCCGACGCTGTTCAAGCAGGCGGCGTCGACGTACGGCATGAAGGCGCTTGCGGCCGCGCTGCAGCCGCGCCTCGAGAAAGTCGCCGCCAAGCAGCAGCATGGCGGCGCCCTCTGGATCGCCGACGAAGACAACACGCCGACCGACTTCAAGCGCATCTTCGGCGACAAGGCCGGCGAGGCCTACGCGGGCGTGCGCAAGAAGGGCTTCGCTGCGAAAGACGAGCGCCTGAACCGCAACATGGCGGTGCAGGAGCAACCGTACGAGCGGTGGACCGAGCCCAAGCAACCCGGCGTCTACACGCTCTACGCCTCCGACGGCAAGGAGCGCACGGCCTTCGTGATGCCGTTCCCGATCGATCTGTTCGACGAGGGCACGCGCTACGGTCGCCGTCCGGCAGTCCCTGCGCACAACCCGCTCGTCGACAACTCGTACACCGACCCCGAAACGCACGGCAGCTCGAACAAGGTCTACCCGCACGGACGACCAGACGAGGGCAGCTACGCAACCCGTCGTGGGTATGACGCCAAACCGTTCCTCGCGGTGTTCGACAACGGCGACTACATCGAGCCGAACAAGCTCGTGGGTCGCGACTCGATCGCCGATGGCGTCGGGGGCTCGCTGCACGCCCGCATGTTCGCCGACGTCAGCGGTGAGCCGAAGGCGGGCAAGGGCTTCTTCGTCCGCCAACGCGGCACCACATTCCAGGCGACTGGGCCCGTCACGATCAAGTCGATCTCGACAGGCTCGGACGGCGTGCGTCGGATTCGCGCGACGAGCGGCGACTTCGGTCCCGAGAAGACGATCTCGACGGACCCGGCACACCCCTACAACACGATCTGGATGCCCAAGGGTGCGGACATTGCGTACCTCCCCGCGGACTTCATCTGGGTGCCGCTCAAGGAGCGCCTCAACGAGCGAAGCTGGTTCCAGTCCGCGCTCGATCTGCAGGCATGCGTGTCGAGCATGCTCTCCGCAGTCGGCGCGAAGAAGGTCTCGATCAAGGACGCGGGCGCCAAGCAGTTCTCGATCAACGGCATGGCTCCGATGAGCTTCGTGCCGGCGCTCAAGAAGCTCGCGTTCGCGTGCAACATCTCGGTCGATGACGCCGAGGCGCTGCTCGTCAAGACAGCGGCTGACCACATGACGTCCGCGTGGATCGCGACAAGCCAGCAGCTCGCGCGCGTTCAGATGCAGCTCGACAAGCTCGCGGCAGACGACGACAAGAAGAAGTCGGACAGCGGCGACAAGCCGAAGAAGAAGGCACCGCCGAGCGGTGGTGCAGATGCAGGTCCCCCGGGCGGTGATCCGAGCATGGGCGGCGATCCGTCGTCGATGGGACAGGACGCTGCGATGGCTGCGATGGCACCTCCGCCCGCTCCGCCTCCGCCCGCTCCGCTCGACCTCGCGGCGATGGAGATGGACCAGCACATCCAACAGGAGATGCAGAAGCTGGTCGAGAAGCAGCAGACCATCCAGATGCTGCTCCAACGGTCGTCCGAGATCGCCGGCGGTGCACCGCCCGCGCCGAGCGTGCAGACGCAGGCGATGGGCGCTCCTCCATCCTCGATGAACCTCGCGACTGGCCAACCGGGCATGCCGCCTGGCATGACTGCGGGCATGGGTGCGCCTCCGCAGGACCCGTCACAGGGCGCAGCGGTTCCTCCTGGCATGCCGCCGGGCGGTGCGTTCCCGCCTGCTGCCGGAGACCCGTCGATGATGGGCGGGCAACCGCCGCAAGATCCGTCGATGGGCATGGGCGGACAGCCTGGCATGGATCCGTCGATGGGCATGGGCGGACAGCCCGGCATGGATCCGTCGATGGGCATGGACCCGTCTCAGATGGGCGGCATGGGCGGACAGCCCGGCATGGATCCGTCGATGGGTCAGCAGCAACAGCCACCCAACGCGATGATGCCGCCAGACGGTCCGAACGCGCAGACGCTTCCGCAGGAGGTCAATCCGCACTTCCTCGATCAAGCAGCACAGCTGCATTCGGCTGACATGTTCGACGCGGCCGCCGTGGCCACGCTCGCACAGTCGCCGGCGCTGCATGGCGTGGTTGGGCAGTACCTGCCGAACCTCGAGAAGGCGGTCGACAACCTCGCGCGCGTCATGCTGACGTTGTGGATGCAGGAGTCCGACCTCAAGCCGCAGATCGGCGAGCAGACCTTCTCGGGTCTCGAGGACAACCTCCAGTCGACGTTCAAGGGACTCGGTGACCTGGTTCTACGTTTGAGCCGTGGGGTGCAGGCCGTCAAGGAGCCCGACGACCATGCGTCGTGAACGCAGCCCCGACGACCGCTTCCAGGCCGCCATGCGATCGCCGCATGTACCGGCGCACGCGTATGAGGCAGCCCTTTGGAACTTCAAGACCCAAGGCGTGGCTGACGACGTGATCGAGCGCGTGGTCGATGTGTACGAAGACACGTTCGAGCGCGAGCTGCTTCAAGCGTGGATCATCGCGGGTGCCACCGACGAAGACATCAGCACGCGAGGGGGTGTGCCGCCTGAACTCCTCTCGCCCTACCGCCACCTCTGCTGCAACGTCGCCGTGTTCCGCGACCGGCTCGAGCTGATGCGCTGGGTCAACATGTACAAAGGCTCGCGGACGGGCAAAGTCATGCTCGAGCGCGCGCTACACTTCGACGGCGTCGAAGCGATCGCACACCTCAGCGGCCGGAAGACTGTGCTTTCGCCAGACCACGTCAACGAACAAGCCATGCGTGAGTCGTACTTCCGCAGCATCAGCACGCTTCGTGCTTCGAGCATCGCAGGTCCGGATGCGCTCGCGGCTCACCAGCTGATGAAGACAGCGATGACGGCAGCACAAGCCGCAGCAAGTCGCGGAGAGCCGAGCATGGCGGAGACCCTGCTCAAGCTCAAGCACCGCGAGGTGACATGGCATGTCGAGGACATCGTGCCTCATGGGGAGATCCTTCACTGATGCGTGCATTTCGCGAACAAGACTTCGATCAGATGGCCGAGCGGGTCGTCGATCGGTTCATGAACGGTGACAAGCTCGCCGATGCCGCGACCGCCGAGGCCGCGCAGGGTGCGCTGAACCCCGATCAGATCGCACGTATGGTCCAGGCGGCGAACACGCAGGCGTTCCTGCGTCTCATGGACCAGCAGAAGGCCCAAGGGCAGCCGGACATGACGAACGAGTTCGACCCGATCGATGCTCGTCAGATCGTCCAGCAGCTCATCGGCCAGGTCGACGTTCCACACATGGACCCCGGCGGTGGTGGCGGCATGCCGCACGCCGAGCCCGACGGTGACGAAGGTCCGCTGCCCAACGAGATGCAGCGCCACGATCTCGCGGGTGATGAACCTGCGGTACCTGCCGACGATGACGGCGCCGACGACAACGACGGTCCGTTCCCCAAGGGTCAGAAGCAGAAGGCCAAGGACGACGAAGACAAGCCGAAGAAGAAGGCGCCGCCGTTCCCGCCCAAGAAGGATGAGGCCAAAGAGGCCGCGTTCCGCGATCGCCGCATCATGAAGCTGGCTGCCGTCCTCGAGGACCAGTACAAGCAGGCAGAGTGGGCGTTCGAGGACTCGTTCACGAACCTCGGACTGCTCCTCAAGCGTGCTTCGGGCGCGCCCACCGCGGTCGCCTTCGAGAAGGATGCGCTCGCGCTGCACAACCACGAGATCGGTCTCGTTGTGTTGAACATGGTCAAGGAGAGCCAAGGCCTCGCGCCCATCTCCTTCGACGACGCACACGCGAAGGTGGCCGAACTGGCTGACCGACACCTCGTCGACGACACGGAAGCCAACCGAACGTTTGCCACGTTGGTCAAGATTGCTGTCGAGGCGAACCGGCTGCGCCTTGGCGCCGCGCACGCGAGGTCCCAGTGCAGCTAGCAGACGTGCTCGAGCTAGCCGTGCGCCACGGCATCGGTCGCTTCGTCGAGAAGCGTGCTGGCGTCATGCTGCCCCTCGCCGTGGGTGCGATGATCCCGAGCATCGTCCACAAGGCGATCGACCGTGCGCGCTCGACGGAACACACGCTCGACCATGCGACGGGGCATCCGTTCAAGGTCGCGGCAAGCATTCCACGCAGCCCTCAGTACTCGATGCCCTTCTACAACGCGGGCATCGCGAAGGGTCAACGCCAACACACGTCGCCGATGTCGACGCCTGGTGGTTCGATGCCGGTACCCGGCAACCTTCTCGCGTCGCTGCTACTCGGCACGATGCAAAGCAACATGGGACAGGGCTTCGCGAAGAGCACAGGCGGTTTGGGCGGTGCGCCAATCGGCGGTCTTGCCAAGGGCGTCGCTGACGTTGTCGCAGCCCCAGGCGCTGGTGTTGCCGGCGGCATCAGCGAGATGATCAAGCGCAAGATGCTCGGCAAAGAATTCGGAGAAAAAAAGGACCCGTTCCACATGGGTGCGGGCGCCGCCATTCAGACGTTCGGCAAAGAGATGGGGACGTCTGGCGCGAACCTCCTGCGCGATATCGCAACCAAAGCGATGGAAGCAGCGGGCCATGCGGGCGATGCATCTGCACGCACGGCGATCATCGGCGATCTCAAGAAGACCGACTCGGTGCTCGCGAACGCTGATGATGCGACGTTGATGGAGGCGTATCACACGATGTCGCGGTTCGCGCCGGTGCTCTCCACCGACAAGAACGCGGTACGCTCGTTCCTTCGCCAGGCCGTGATGTCGGGCTCGGGTCCCGACTACATGTCCATCAAGCTGCTCGCAGACTCCGAACGCGCCGTCACGGGCGAGAAGGATCGATGATGAACCTCGACGACCTCATCCCACCGCACGTCACCGCAGCCGTCCGTGATCTCGGCCTCCACAAGGTCGCCGGCGCGATGCTCGGTGTCCCCGAGCTGACGATCAAGGAAGCCGTCGCGACCATCGGCATGAAGGCGTTCATGCGGCGCAAGGAAGCACGCGCGATCGCTGACGGCATCGCCGCGTACGCCACGCTCACCAACGAGAAGATCGCCGAGAGCCCGGCACTCATGGCACTGCTCCGTCGGGCAGCGATGCCGGCCGCCGCGGGCGCAGGTATTGGCATGGCCCCGCACTTCCTGTCGAGCGATCCGTACGAGCAGCAGAAGAGTGCGATCCCCGCGGGCGCACTCGGGGCGCTGCTCGGCGGCCTGACCGGCATCGCCTCCGGCATGCATGGTCTTCCGTCCGAACTCAGCCAGGGAGTCGCGCAAGCGCTTCGCTGATCATGACGCCCTTCGCACAAGCCCTCGAGACGTCGGTCTTCCTTGCCGAGAAGATCGCATCCGCGCGTCCTGCAAGCGCGACGTTGCGCGAGAAGCTCGCGATGGCGGACTTCGCCGCGTTCGGACTGTTCAAGCGCGCGGCGTTCGACCCGGCAGCACTCTCGGCGTTGCAGAAGGGGCTGGGTTGGGGTGTTGGTCTCGGTGTACCTGCACTCGGCGTCGGACACATGATGCTCGGCGATGCGAAGCGCCACAGCGCGGACGTTCTACGTGACGCCCGCAACCAGGCACTTCTGACCGCGGCGGGCGTTGGCAGCATGCAAGCCCTTGGCGACATCTTCCGGGGGAGTCCGAAGCCTCCGCAACCGACGGGCATGGGGCCGTTGGCGGACGCGAACATGTCACCAGCCACGACCGCGGACCAGAAGCTCGCCGCTGCGATCATGGTCGACGACGTGCTCGAGGATGGCTGCTACATGCTCGACGATCCGAACCTCAAGCATGCGATGCTGGTCCAGCTTGTCCGTCATCGCAGCGATGCGACCAGCCTGCTGCGGAGCCTCCTGCCGTGAAGAAGATCATCGAGCTGGACGACTACTTCCCGACCGGAGAGCCCACGGTGCAGACCGTGCTCACCTGGAACAACGGGCGCAGTGTCGATACCAGCCGCATCACGAAGTACGCGTCCGAGGCGCTCGACTACATCAAGGCGGTCGCACCCGAGCCCGGCAAGACGCAACTCCTGCTCAACGCGCTCGGTGCTGAAGAGACGTACGGTCCGAACCGCAACGGTGACGGGTTCCCCGAGTTCCCCGTGCCCGCGCGCGGCAAGATCGCGTCGGTCGATCGGCGTTGGTGGGTGCCGCCTGGCGAAGAGCTGACCGAGCACTACGCGTCGTTCGAGAAGAACCCTGCGCACGCGTTCAAGCACCACGCGAACCGCGACCCATCGAAGGCGTCGGGCGTGGTGAAGAAGGCATTCTGGAATCCGCGCATGCACCGCGTGGAGTTGCTCGTCTCGGTCGACAACGACAAGGACCCCGAGTGGGTCAAGCGCGCCAGCGATGGCGAGTTCGTGCCCGTCAGCATGGGCTGTCGCATCAAGCGCGACGTCTGTGCACGTTGTGGCAACGAAGCACCGACGCGCGCGGACTACTGTGACCATGTGAAGTTCGCGATGAACCAGGTCGACGAGAACGGCTTCAAGGACTACGTCCACAACCCGTCGCCCGACTTCTTCGACATCTCGCGCGTCTTCCGTCCCGCTGATCGCACCGGCTACACCCTCAAGAAGGTCGCCTACGTTCACGAGATGCGTCTCTCCGCCGACCTCGGGGAAGTCGCCGAGCGCCTTGCGCTCAAGAGCGGCGCGTCGCAGAAGCTCTCCGACATCGACAAGGTGATCCGCGCTGAGCCTCTCGCCTCGAGCACGCTCACGCCGGACGAGCGCTCGTTCATCGTGAAGTTCCGTGATCACGCAGGCCCCAA